GCAAAACTCCTGAACAGCGCGCAGCATGCGGGGGAAATCCCGTGTGACACCCTCCAGCATATGGACGTCGGAGATATCGCACGGATATTTCCTGCCGCAGATATCCAGTTCGCGCTTTTTTTCAAATTGAAAGGCCGCCATGGTCAGCCTCCGGATGCAGCCGTAGCAGGCGTAAACGTCGGGACATTGTTGGTCACGGTCACGGTGCCCTTTTCAGGTGTGCCAAGGATCTTGAGCGCAAAGGAAATGTTCTCACGGTTCTGCGCATCGCCGCTGCCGTCGTCCGTAATGGAAAGGACCGCCTTGCCTTTGCGGCCATTGACGGCGTCCTTTTCCATGTTGTCATAGCACTCAATGAAGTCCACGGTACGGTTGTCAAGGTCGTACAGGCGTTCCATGACAGCATCCTGTGCTTTGTCTCCGATGGCTCGCCAGCCCGTGAAGGTGCGCGTGACGGCAACGCTGGTCACTTCGCTCTCAGCCACGCCACGGCCTTCCATATCGTAATAGTCCTGGCTCTGTTCGTTGATGCTGTTGCCGCGGGAAGAAATGCCCACGGCGATCTTCGCCCACTCCGGCTGTTCGGCCGCACGGACGTCGATCCACCAGATGCGGTTGTACGCCTTGGGTTTTGCATAGGTTCCAGGCATTGTTGTTCACTCCTTTTCATAGATGAGGGCGCCCTCGATCTTATAGACGCCGTATGTATATCCTTCATCCCATTCCGAGATCCCGCCGTCACTGGCCGTGATCCGGACAAACTCCGCATCCGTCAGGGGCACGCCTTTGCGGTCCTGTTCCTGCACCCAATCCAGAAGCCGCTCCAGAAAGTTGCAGTTATCCAGGCGCATCATATCGTCATCGCTCATCCGGGTGGCCGCGATCACAAAATTGTATTGCCATGTCGCTGCGCCGGTCATATCCTGTGCAATGATGGTGGAGCCCGTCGGCAGGATCGAATACCCCTCGGCGTCCGTCTCCAGCTTATCGGTGCGCGCCTCCAGATCCTTCAGCGCGGGACACTGCACGAACAGCGCGCGGATGTCGTTTAAAACAGCCATTATGGTCCTCCTAAAATGTTCCGGCGTTCATCCTCAATGATCCGGTCCTTTTCGGCAGCCATGAGGCGTTCAAGCCAGAAAGGACCGGCAAGACGGTTGAACGTGGTAGTGTATTTTAAATCTCGGCCAGTGACGTGTTTCGGCTTGCGCCCGGCCATGACCTTCCCGAAATACAGACACTTGACATGCGGGCCGCGGATGACGATGCGGCCGTTGGCCGGTTCCTGGCCCTGGGCGATGGCGTTCTCGATGCTGCTGTATGTGCGCTTCGGCACATACTTGGTGATGCGCCGTGCAACATTTTTCACAAGATGCTGCTGGGCGCGTCCGCCTTCTTCAAGCCCCAGGTCCTTTACGAGGTTTCCAAACTCCGGCAAGCGAAAGTCGAACTGCAGCATGCTCATTCCGTCGTCACCTCACAATGGGGCAGGCCGCCGAATGCACAGCGCACAAGGCTTTTGACGGTCAGAGGCTTGTCTGCAAGCAGCGCTTTTTTGCTCTCCGTGTCCGTCACCTCGCCCGTGCGCTCGCCCCGGATGATGAAATCATGCTCCCGTTTTTCGCCCTTGTACTGCTCCGGAAGATCCTCCGGGATGATGACGGACGTGCCGTCGGCGTCCTCCTGCCAGAATACAGAAGGGCAGAAGATGCGCCTGTACCGGTAGGGCCCCGTCTGCAGATACAGCGTGCAGCTTGCGTTCGGCGTCAGCATCCGCTCACCCCCCGATAGAGCAGCCCGCTGCGGATGGGGATATATTGGGCGGCGATACGCAGGCAGCGGCGCTCGAAGCTGCCGGATTGTTCGTCATCCTGCTGGATGCTTCGGCTCCATTTGCCCACGCTTTCGCTGGTCACTTTGCCGCCCGCCAGCACGGCCGTGTCCTGGGCATACTGGGCGTCCGCCAGCGCGCAGTGCGCCATGCGCACGCATTTCGCCAGCGTTTCGTCCTGCTCCCAGGCTCCGTCCTGCAGGCGGTCCAGCGTCAGGCTGTGCAGCATGTACTCCGCGCGGGCCAGACAGCCCTCCACATCCGTCTGTGGCAGCTTGCCGTGGTATGTGGAATAGTAGAACTCC